GAGTGGTTGTCCCGATGTTTGCCACTTAATAGGGTTTGTGTTGCTGATGACTGGGGCGATTCCGCCCAGTGGCATTGTTACGGCGTTACCGCCTTTTTGTGGCCATGGTAGGGCTGATGTGAAATAATCGTGGCGTTTGCCCCGGCGTTTTAATACGTAATTTGCAGGTAAATCCGGGCCATCTCCCGTGTCCACCACAGCTGGATTTTGGAGGTTTTGGTCTCTGAACCATTCGTTCCAAATGAGGTTATAGGCTCGTGGCCATAAGTTAGCGTGTGTGAATGTTTTGTCTGCTGCCAACTGTCCGACCGTGGGTAGTCCCATGTAGTCTTGGAGTGAGTTGGTTGTGTAGCCTCCGACTGGAGAACTACACTCAGGGATGATGTAGGAGATTGAATCTCCGGGTTTCTCTTGTTCGCCCATAAATTTTTGCCAGTTTGTCCATAGCAAACGATTGGGAACAAAGAAGAAGAAGCTATCCATATGCATGTTATCCATGATAGGAAATAGCGGTGTTGCAAGACGGCCAAATGCCGTCATGTTGAGGTTGAAGGTATCGCCGGGTAGAACTTCGTCTACGTATACAGGGATTAAGTTTCCGCTGTTGAACGTGGTTTTATGAGTTTTTTGTACGTTGAAGCTGGAACGTGGGATTTCCGAGCGAGGTACCATTGAGAAGCGATGCGCTTCTACGCTTTTGTTTCTATACATAAGATTGCGCCTTATGGGGGTTTAAGTTGTAGTTTCGGGATTGCAGCCTTACCTGCTCCTCCCGAGGGGGCATTCAGAAAAGGGTTTTGCCCTTTTCTTTCATGTGATTAAATTCTATTACATGTTTTAAATATATGTAAAGTATTTCCCCTTAAGTTTTTGGGGTTTTTGCCTCTAATCCTGAGATTAGTTTTACCGGCTCCATTGGTTCAATAAGGCCGGTGTTGTCATCGTAATTGCCGATGTGAAAGAGTATGAAGTCTTCCGGGTGATGGTAGAGCATGTTCGTTTCATATTGGTTGTTTACTTCATCTGTGAATGAACGAATGACTACGCCTAATGCTGGGGCGAAGATTGGTTGTCCGAAGACTTGTGCCTGTTGATCTCTGTAGGCTGCGATTACTTTTTTCATGCTAATTTCCTTTTTAGTTGTGTAAGTTTTGCAGTTGTTACTTTCTCTTTGACTTGTAGTCTTTCGAGTGTGTTGTCGGCGTGATTTTGTCGTGCCTGTACTTCTCTATGGTGTTGAATCTCCTCAAATTCAAGGGGTTTCATCTGAGAATATTTAATATCGTAGAAACGAGGTGGTTTTGTTGGTTTATTGCGAATGATTACTTGGTCGCTTGGGTATACGTCCTGATGGTATTGATCGAGCCATGATTGGCCTATTCCCGGCTTTAATGACATTTTGTTGTACTCGGGTTTTTTTGTAAGTTTTATTTCCCCGGTTTGCATGTCTGTTTGTAAGCCGTAGTGGGTGTTGGCCTTGTCTCCTGTGATTTTTTTCATGACGTAGCGAGCCACGTAGGCTGCTGATTCGAAGGTGACGTTTCCTAATGTTGTATGTCCCATACCCCATATTTCCGTTAGCGTTTCGCTCGTGTAAACACGAGACCCGCTTGCGGTTGTAAAGAAGTATTTTTCGTCTTCAAATTTGAAGCCGAATAGGATGATGTGATAGTGAGGTCGGTCGAATTTTTCGCCGTACTCTCCACACATGTAATAACGGATTTTTTTGCCGTGTTCACGCCAGCAGTAATGCCGTAATTTTTTTAAGAAAGACTGAACATCCTCATGTCTGAGGCTGTTATTTTCGGGCAGGTTTTGATCTGAGTATGTGAGAGTTAAGAACGAGTTTTCCTCATGCATTTTGCTCTCATGCATACACCGTAAAGCCCATTGTCGCGATCGCTCCAGTCGGCAGCCGATGCATTTTCCGCACGGCAGCTGGGTTTCTTTTTGGATATCCGGGTTTTTCCTATCGAAGGTTACCCTCCGATAGATTTTCCCGGTTTCGTAGTTTGTGGAGTAATTGGTTAAATAAGCTGTAAGGGGCTTATAACAGGCCATTAGAGGCGGATTCCGCCTCGTTGAACGGCCATAATGTTGGCGCCTTTTGTCCTACGGACGTTAGAACGGAAGCGCTTTGCGCTTGAATTCTTGTTTACTGATCGTCTAAACATGATAAATTCCTCTTGGTTGTGGTACTAAGTTGTGATAGTGGTAGTTGTGAGAATAGGTGCCACTTTTGTGTCACCTAGCACCATTACATCAAGTAAGGTAATGGTGCCCCCTAGAATTGCGCTCTAGGGGTTCTCTCCCTCCGGGGTGGTTATGACCGCCTCTTGGGCGGTTATTTTTCCATCTACGAGGCCAAGTTCGATGGCCTTTTCTCGATTAGCTGGATCGTTCAAAAAGTCGATCACTTGCGCTGGATCGTTGTTGAACTCTGCACGAATGCCCGCTGGAAGCGTTTTAAAGGCACTCTGAGCCTCGATCAGAGTGTTTTGCATGTCGTGGTATGTCTGAGTGCTTTGGAAGTCTCCAAAGACCGCTCCTGCGATTTGTGGCAATTCGCCGGTTTTGCCGTATTGCATCATGATTCGGTTGATATCGCACTCATCCCTGAATTCTTGTTTTGCAAGGGATGGTTCGGGGCATGTTAGCCCTGTGGCTAATGACACCGCCTTGGTGTCGTAGTTATAGGGTGTCCGAACGAACACCTTTGCTGGGGTAGTTGTTTTCATCGCTGTTTGCTCCGAGTGGTTGAAGAGTTTCCACGGCTGTCCGTGGTTGTTGATGAGGAGGAACCCCTACGGCCTCTTATCGTGGAGTAGGCGTCTGCGCCTGACGAAAAGAGATCGAGGGTTCCTTTGAGGAAGGGCATGTATTCGCCCAATTTAGAACCGGCAAAGTTTTCCTGTGGAACTTTGATAGCGGTATCTTGGTCGGTGTTTGCAGCAACGGCTGAATTGACACGTTGCTGTGTCTTTTGAGTGTTGGTCTGCTGGATGATCAAGCTGAACATCTGCTTGATGTTGGCCAACTCTGCTTGGATATTTTCGGTCTTAGCCTCTGTTTGTTTTTGTTCGAGGACGGTTTTTATCGTGTCCTCGATTGTCTTTTTAGTTGTTTCTTTTATTGCAGCCTCTTGAGCAGACGATGTATTTTCGTCTTGCTTCGTTTTTGAGGTTTCGGCTGTTTGCTTTTTGACGTTGCTATCAGTCTGGGCTGTAGCGTTGTAGTTTTGAGCAGCTGAAGCTCCGATATTTTCGTAGCTGTTTACTGCTATGCCTTGGGGTGCAGATGCACCGCCTTGGCTGTATGCGAGCATAGGGTTTAGTCCGGCAGCTTTCATGTCTGCCGTTGCTCGCTGGTATTGAGAAGCCGCTTGTTCCGCAGAGAAGCGATTTGCCTCTGCTGCGGAGGCAGTTTTTTGATTATTGGAGAGCACACCGCCAAGAAGGCCGGCTGCTGCTCCAGCTATTGCGCCCCATGGCATATTAGAAGTGGTCGATTAGGCCGGGTACGGAGTACATCGGCATTGGTCGTGCCATTTGCACGTTAAAGAATGTATCAAGGATGAACTCCTGACCGTTCGCTTTATCTCCGACAGCGATTACTCGTTGAACAGGAGGATTGTCTTGTATGAATGAATCGTTGAGCGTTGGCAACGATGTGAAGTGTTGAGCCAAATGCCATCCGTCAATTGGTGTAGCGTCTGTGGACTTAAAGTATCCGGAGATTTGCGAAGGCTTGTAGCGATACTCAGCCCATCGCTCTTGGTATCCGAATACTCCGTTGTCAGTAGTGGTATCTCCAGTCGCATAGATTTCCTTATTAAGAATTGGCTGCTCGCCTAAGTGAGCAAATGCTGGGAAGTAGAAGTCGTACCGGGTAGAACGGTTCCACATTTTGTGGACACCTTGCTGGTACGTGAGGTCTGCTCGGACTGAGACGAGGCCGATGATGACCCCGTGCTCTGTGAAGGAACTGCTAAAGCCGTTTCTGAGAATTGAGGTTCCCATACCGCCGAGTGTGCCCAGCGGAGTTTCTGTATAGCTGCCTGTAGCTGACGATTGCGCAACTGGCGAGATATTGATTGAAGTTGTTCCGCCTCCGAGGTACTCAGGTCGTTGCAGCCTTGCATCAGGTGAGATAACGCCGAAATGACTTCTGACGATTTCTGTGTATCGAGTTCCGCCACGTGCGTCCCTTTCGAGTAGTTTTTGCACTTGAAATGAAGTGCGTAGTTGGTTGATTGTTGCTGCGGTTGCTTCGCTTAGATCGGCGTATAAGCCGGTTTCTGTGCCGAAGGCGATAGATGGATTCCAAGAAGGGTTACCGCCCCAGTGGTTGCGGTCTGCAGCATCAATAGATGCGATACCTTCGTTGGTTCCGAGTGGTTGTCCCGATGTTTGCCACTTAATAGGGTTTGTGTTGCTGATGACTGGGGCGATTCCGCCCAGTGGCATTGTTACGGCGTTACCGCCTTTTTGTGGCCATGGTAGGGCTGATGTGAAATAGTCGTGGCGTTTGCC